CCGCAAGCGCTCCGAGTCGGACGCCCTCAAGCAGGCGTTCAATCTGCCTTTCGCTGTCGACGTCGAGCGGGGAGGCGACGAGTTAGCCCAAGCAGGAGATGTCATCGATGGAGAGATTGTCCGTAATAGCGACAAGTCAACCGGCAAGCCTTCTCAACTTGCTGAGGTAGTCGAGACAGAAGTGGTCGAAGAGGTTGAGGAGATCCCGGTCGAGCCCGAGATGACCCAGGAGCCTACTCCGGAGCCCGCTCCCGAGCCGCCCGCAACCAAGCAGAAGCCGGTTGTCAGCTCCCAGGTTGCCCCCGTCGTTGGTGGCAAGTTGCCAGTCCCTCAGCCCCCCAAGGCCGCCCAGAAGCCCAAGGTGAATCCGGAGGGCAAGAAGGCGGAGAAGCCCACAGGGCCCATCAAGGACACCGGTGAGGATATCGACCTGCTGGCCCTGAAGCGCTGCAAACCGGACACCTGGGTGATCGCTGCCGAGATGCTCAACAAGGAGCTGAAAGTTCATTTTACAGCCGGGCAGCTGCGAGAGGCTGTCGATAAGAAGACCGGGGCATTGTTCACCCCGATGAGCCCCAGCGCATGGCAGACGGCCGTCGAGGTGGCGCAGGAAGCATCCAAGAGCAAGTAATCTATCGTCACTGACAATCGGAGGGGGGGGCAGCCAGATCGCCCCCTCCGCGAGGATCACATCATGGAACTCAAGAATTTGTTTGGCGGCCGCCGAGAATCGCAACCGGTGACCGGTTATCGCTTTGGCGACTTTACGCCAGAGGAACTGAGACTGATCGGAATGTCTTTGCTGGAACGGATCAAGATCGAGACGCGGGAGATCGAGCGTCTTTCAATTGGCGTGTGCCGAAACCTGGCTATGAGCCGCAAGGAGATGCTCTCGCGTCTCTACAACGAATGCGAAGCCGCTCACCGGCAGGCTGTCATCGACGAAGAGAACAACGAAGAGGGGTGGTGGAGATGAGCAACAAGGAGCAGGACAGAGTCTGGGAGCACTCTAAACAGAAGGGCGCTGACCTGGTCGTGATGTTGGCGTTAGCCAACAGGGCCAACGATAGCGGTATATGCTGGCCTAGTCAGGACGAACTTGCAGCCAGAGCCAGGGTAAACAGGCGAACAGCGCAGCGTATTGTCGACCGACTCATCGCCAGCGGTGAGATTGCCGTCTTGGATCGCCCCGGAAAATCCTACATCTACGCCATCCTGGTTGGGGTGTCGGAAGACGAAAAGCGCCGCCGGATCGAACTGGCGAAAACTAAGCAAAATGTCACGGGTGACAAAATGTCACGGGTGACAAATCGTCACCCCAAACACGCAAAATTGCCACCCCCGGGTGCGCAAATTCCCGTGCAAATCGGGCAACCGGTTGTGCACTCTCGTGCACAAAATTGCACACGAACCACCATTGAACCATCAGTTGAACCACCACTAAGCAGTGGTAGTGTGCCCGTCCTCCAAGAAAACATATTCACCGTCTACGAAAACTGCATTGGCCTGATTTCGCCATTTGTCAAAGAGCGTCTTGAAGACCTGGCTAAGGACTACACAGACGACTGGGTGATGTTGGCCACCAAGGAGGCGGCTAACAACAACATCCGTAAGCTGTCTTACATCGAGGGTACGCTGAAGAACTGTAAGAACGATGGCCGTGCTCCAGGGCAATCGCGTTCGTCCGCGAACGGCGGCAGTCGCCAGCAAGCCCCGGTCCGTCGATATCTCACGGGCAGGAAAGTGGCATGAAATCGCGCAAAAAGGTCGAGCTGCGCAGCGATCAGCTGCTGCCCCACAGCGTGGAGGCCGAGGAGGCCGTGCTGGGCTCAATACTGGTCAACCCTGATTGTCTGGATGAGGTTTTGCAGCATATGTCTCCGGGGGACTGCTTTATCGTTCGTCACGAGTGGATCATGGAAGCCATGCTCAGCCTGGTGGAGCAGGGTATCGGTATAGATCACCTGACAGTTAGCCAGGAGCTTGAGTCGCGTGGTAAGTTAGCTGATACCGGTGGGTTTGTATACCTCGTTGCGCTCATCAACAAAACACCCAGCTCGCTGAATGCCGGCGGCTACGCCAAGCTCGTTTCTCGGATGGCCTATCGCCGGAACCTGATTTATGCCTGCCAGGACATCGCCCGGCTGGCACACTCTGACGAGACCGACATCTCCGAGATCCACGATCGCGCTACCGAGCGGTTCAACCGGGTTGGCGGTAGAGCTATCCTGACCTATCACTCCGCTCGCGCCCTCTTCGGCGGCTTTGTCGACGTGATGATACAGCGGGCACGAGATGCCCAGAACGGCAGGCCTCATGTAGGATTGTCGACAGACATACCAGAATGGGATGTCATTTTTGATGGCGACTTTGGTCCCGGAGCCTACTCTATTGTCTTTGGCCCCACCGGCATCGGGAAATCGTTTGCACTGGTGCAGATGGCCCTTGCGGCCGCGAAGCAAGGCATGCCAGTAGTCTACATCACGCTTGAGAACCTGGACGACAGCATCAGAGATCGCATGGTGGCAGTCGAGAGCGGTGTACCACTCACGGTTATCCGTACCGCGATGTGGAACGGCAAGCCAATACCGAGCGATATGCTGACCCGAACCCTGGAAATCTCGGCTAGTATGGACCATCTACCGCTGGAGGTTGTCAGTCACCTCAACACCTCGCAGGAGATCGGCGACCACTTGAAAGCAGCGACTATCCGCCACGGCCGGCCGGGGATCTGCTTCGTTGACACCCTGAACGAGCTGGCCGACGCAGCCAAGAAGGACTCTCGCTACGAGAACCTGACTAAAGCCTCGGCGCTCATGCTGCAAATCATGCGCAGAACCGGGTGGGGCATTGTGTCGGCTGCCCAGATGGGGCTCAAATTGGACGCTGGTATGAGCTGGGATACCGCCAAGGATGCAGCCTTCCCAACCAAGCACAGCTTGGAGGGCGCCAGGACGATCGTTCAGCACGTGGCCAACCTGATTGGCGTTTACAGCTCAGACTACATCGCCAAGGAAATCCACGACGACAACTACTTCGATGACGAGTGCCCTCGCGGTCAGGTACTGTTCGTAAAAGTCAAAGGTCGCGACACCCGTCCAGATCTCGATGGGTTGGTAAGGTGGCATCCAGGTATACCGCGGTTCGAGAGCAAGAGCACGCCGCCCGCAGGCGCTATGGTTGCCAGAGCTGGCGGGTTGGTGCCTCAGTGGTCGCGGGATGATGACCTGATCGACATGGAGGTGGGCTGATGAACGACAGCGAACTCCGGATCGCCATCGAGCGTTCGCGTCAGCGCATCGTCGATAAGCTTGGCTTCGATCCTCGCGGCTGCGGCGAGTGTCCCAATCAAGCCTATTGCCACAAACACGAGCGGGACCTGGCGACCCTGCCCTGCGAGCTGTCAGATCTGGAGGCCGGCGTAGACTGGGCCAGGCCAGACGCCAAGGTGATCGGCAACAAGCTGATCCGAAAGGAAGCGGCGTGATGAATAAATCAAACGAGACAGCCTGGCACATGATGGCCCATCAACTTCGAATTGTGGAGAACGCTCCCTCTGGAGAGCCACGTCTGGGCGCCACCTGTCCATGCTGCCACAAGTACCACAGGCTGTCCAGGGACTACCCGGGTATCGAATGGACGACCTATCAATCGTATTATTGCTGTGGTGCTGAGCATGCATTCTCGGTACGGTATGACCCGGCCGGCGATCTGAACGTTCGGAGGATAGAGTGATGGCATTTCATGTACCAGAAAAGTTTAGGCTACTCGGGAATGGCCCCCTGTGCTCCGACTCGTCCTACGGCAACAACGGCGCCTTCATGATCCCCTATGGCATCTCCAGGGTAACGATGAAGTGTGTAGCTTCAGACGGTCTCGGGTGGGAGCATGTTTCGGTTTCCCTGGTGAAGCGCTGCCCCAGCTGGGAAGAGATGTGCTTCATCAAGGGGTTGTTCTGGGATGACGACGACCTGGTCGTCCAGTACCATCCCCCGAAGTCGGAGTATGTCAATAACCACCCGTTCTGCTTGCATCTGTGGCGGCAGACCGACGTAGAGATGCCAATGCCGTCATCGCTTCTGGTTGGGTACAAGGGCCTCGATCCGGACGACACGAAGACAATACGCCTGGCCGTATCCAGGTTTGGGAGAATGATGAAAGGATGAGCTGATGGGCAAGAATAGTGCAATAGCTTGGACAGATCATACATTCAATCCCTGGTGGGGCTGCCAAAAGGTTAGCACGGGATGCAAGAATTGCTATGCGGAAGCGTTTGCCGTAGGCCGCCAGGGATTGGATATCTGGGGGCCGGCAGCAACCACCAAGCGGCGCGTGTTCGGGAATGAGCACTTTGAAGAGCTGCTTACCTGGAACCGGGCAGCTGAGAAGGCCGGCAGAATCGAGAGTGTATTCGTCGCCTCGATGGCTGATGTCTTCGAGGATCACCCGATGGTCGAGCCGGAGCGAGAAGTGCTGTGGACTACGATGGAGTTTTGCTCCAGTCTGCGCTTCCTCCTGTTGACCAAGAGGCCGGAGAACATCACGCCAATGCTGCCTAATCGGTGGTGGTTCGATAAACCTCCGCGCCTATGGTTTGGAATATCGGCTGAAAATCAGGACATGCTAGACGCCAGGTGGGGAGCGCTCGAGGGACAGACACGACACTTGGCCGACGGCCTCTTCTTGTCTCTCGAGCCCCTTCCGGGCAACATCGATCTGGAGCATTGCCTGGAATGGACAGAGAATTCCGAGCACAAGCAGAAGTGGGGGCGCGGCGCGGACTGGGTGATCGTTGGCGGCGAATCGGGATTCAATGCAAGGCCGATGAACTTGGGTTGGGCTCGCGCCATTCGAGATCAATGCGTCGACAACGAGATCCCGTTCTTTTTTAAGCAAGTCGGCGGGAAAGACAAAGAGAAGGGCGGTGACGTACTCGATGGGCAGGTATGGCATCAGTTTCCTTGGAAGATCACCGATCCGCAGGATGCGACGGTGCAGCTGGAGATGTTCTAATGGACGAAGCAAGAAGAGCGTGGGGCGCCCTCGAGGAGGCAGCCGCCTGGGTAGTCTATGAGGGCACCAAGGATATGATGCCGCCGGCAGACGTCGAAAGCGAGGAGTACGAGCGCCAGATCCGGAAGCAGCACCAACGCGAGGCTCAGCAGGAGATCCGCGCCAGGCGCCGAACATTGTGCCCACGGAAAGCAGTGATCGTATTTCATCGCCGGCTGCTGCCAGGAAAGAGTGGCGGCCGGAAATAACATAGCAAGGAGAGAAAATAGACATCATGCGTAAGTTTCTGGAAGGGTTAACAGAGGTCCTGACCTGGTTGCTTTTCGCCATAGCCACCTTCCTGCTGGCCAGGCAGACCTATTTCGCTCTTATTGGCCAGCTGCCTGACTATAGCAGCTCAGAGGGCGCTCTGATCGTTGCTGGGATCGTCACCTTGACCTGGCTGGCCATGCTGGGGCGGATCGTGCTCCACCTGGACAAGACTATGGTCGACTGGCTCATATCGCTGTCGCTGCTGATTTCCGGCATTGCTGTTGACGTGGCCGTAGCGCTCTCGTTCGTGTTCGAGTGGCAGTTCCCCACGCACCTGGCGCTGCTAGTGATCGTAGCGCACGTGGTAGCGCACGTGGTGCAGTGGGTGGTCATCTCCGGGCAGCAAGCGGCAGGCAGGTTCAGCGGCTCTTACAAGTCTCCGGAGCAATTGTTAGCAGAGGCTGAGCTTCAGAATGTAGAGCTGGAGCTGAGGTCGAGCACTGCTCAAGCACAGCTCGACCACTTGCAGGCAGAGCTAGACCAGATGAAAGCAGAGCGCGAGCGCACCTATGAAACCGCCTGTGATGTACCAGGCTGCGGCTGGCAAAGCGACCCGAAGACCAGTCGCAAGTCGGCAGAGTACGCGCTGAGGGCTCACCAGGGGAGAGCGCACGGGAGCAGTGGTAGAATAGGGGATAATCATAGAGGGAGCAGAGAAAGGGAGCGAGAGATATGATGGCAGCAGATATCACAGAAAACAAAGACGCCATCCCTGTTCAGTTTATCTGGAAGGATGTAGTTTCTTGTCCTTGCTGCAAAGAGGATGTGCCTAATGTAGAGTTGGTTGATCGGCTAGATGTCGATCTGGGCCAATTGGAAGAGCGCATTGCTTACATAAAATCACTCGTCTCTGCATCTGAGCCAGAGATGCCGTTGGACAGAGTTGATTTGATGGCATCCATTATTGCAATCATTGCCGCATATCACAATGGCCTACCAGGGCAGATCAAGGAGATCGAAGAGAAGTATGCGCAACTGTCCCTTCCGATTGGCTATGTGTATTTCATCCAAGGCGTGAATGGTGGCCCTATCAAAATAGGCTATTCCCTAAATCCGGAGCGGCGGGCGCGCGATCTCGAAACAGCAGATCGGCTAATTGTTTTGGCGTGCTTCCCTGGTGACAGATATACCGAGCACAAGCTACATCATAGGTTTTCTGGGTTGAGGTTGAACGGGGAGTGGTTTAGGCCGGGGTCGGAATTACTTGAGTTTATAGAAGAGGTGAAGGCCAACAATGGTTGATCTATCCATCATCCTGACCGATATCCGCCTGGAGATCGACCATCTGGTCGAAGCGGGCGTCTCCCAAGATGAAGCCGAGCGCCAAGCCGTCGTCGCCGTGATGGCGCGTGCGTCTTATGCTCAGACGGCCACCCCGCACGAAACCAGGCTGCTCGCTATAATCGATCGCGTGGCATCAGAGACCCGCCGGCCGGTGGCGACCAACCGGATTTGCAGCGAAACCGGTATGGACTACTTTGCTGCATACTATCATCTCCGAAACCTGGAGAAGCGCGGGTTACTCCTCCGCCCAGCTGGCCCACGGTCCGGGTGGAAGGTGGCATAGCTTCCAGTTACCTAAGTTAGAAAAAACAACCTCAAGTTAGTTGACTGAGGACCTGCTATCGTTTAGTCAGATAAGGCAGGTCTTTTGGCTTTTCGTCACGGTGAAGCTATAAGGTATAGGGTTGCGATGTAAATGGAACCAAAACCGACCAAAGAATGGTCGCCAGAACAGGCTGAATTCATGCTCTGGTTGGCAATGCCAAAGCGGGCACGCAGTTTCAAGACACAGCAGCAGCTCGCGGCCCACATCGGCGTGCATGAATCAACCTTATCCGACTGGAAACGCATAGAAGGGTTTATGGCCGAGGTCAAAGCGATCTCGGTTTCTTTGGTTGATCACGATGTGCCGGACATCATCCACAAGATAGTCTCGCAGGCCAAGGGTGGAAGCCTGGCACATCAGCAGATGATCCTGGAGATGGCCGGGGTGTATGTGCAGAAGCAGCGCATTGAGTTGACGCAGCCGTTATTGCTCCTTGACAAATGAGTGCTTTGGCCCGCGATCAGGTGAATTTCAGCGAGCTATGCAGTTTCCACCCCAAGCAGTGGGAAGCTGCCGAAGCCGTCGCTGCACACAAGTACACGCTCTTTGGCGGGGCTCGTGGGCCGGGTAAGTCTTACTGGCTGCGCTGGATGCTCCTCCGGCTGCTGCTCGGATGGTCGATGGAGGGACACACCAACGTCAAGGTGATGCTCTCGACCATCGACTACCCGATGCTGGAGGACCGGCAGATTAGCAAGATCGACACTGAGTTCCCGGACTGGCTCGGAACGCTCAAGGACACCAAAGAGAACGGCCTGGGCTTCTACCTTCACCCCGCTTACGGCAGCGGAATACTGGCGCTCAGGAACCTGGACAATCCATCGAAGTACAAGGGCAGTGAATGGGCTGCCATAGCAATCGACGAAGTGACGGAGAACCCATTCAGAACCTTTAACAACCTGAGAGGCTCGCTGCGCTGGCCTGGCATAGCACGGACCAAGTTCCTGGGCGGCACGAACCCGGACGGCAGATATAACCACTGGGTACGGCAGCTCTGGGTAGTGCGTGATTTTACGGAAGAGTTTGAGCGCCTGGCGCCACTCAAGGACGAATTCGTCTTTGTGCGTGGTCTTCCCTACGATAACCCGGCTCTGACCGAGGATTACTGGAATGACCTGCTGACCCAGCCGGAGCACATCAAGCGGGCCTGGGTCGACGGCGACTGGTTCGGCGGGGTCGAGGGCCTGGTCTACGGCGAGTTCGGCGCCGAGAACATCGGCGAGTACCAGCCGGATCCCGAGCTGCCGGTCGAGATTGCCTTCGATGATGGCTATGTAGACCCACGCGCGATTCTGTTTATCCAGCGCACCGGCTCGAAGATATACGTCTTCGATGAGATTTATGAGAGCAGGCGCCTGGCAGAAGAGCATGTCCAGGCCGTCATCGACCGGATGGCTGAGTGGTTCGGCTGGGCAGACGACGACCACACCAGGCCGAACAAGCTGCCGGAGATAGCGGTCGGTTCTCCTGAGGCGGTCGAGTTACACAAACACTTTCAGAAACGGGACATCGTTGCCCGCTTCGCAGTGCATAAGGTGGTCGAGGGCATCAAGGTTGTGCGCCGTCACATCCTGGACGGCAAGAAATACAGGGCCCTGCAAGTGTCACCGCTCTGCAAACACTTTATCGAGGAATTGACGATTGGCTACCAGTATCCGCCAGAGGGAACAAAACGAGACGACGAGAAGCCGCTCGATGGCAATGACCATGCGTGTGATGCTTTCAGGTACTGGACATGGTTGAGGGCGCGGAGATGATTAGGAGACAGCGTGAGCACACTGACTGAAAATAAATACTGCGGCTACTGTGGAGGCGAAATAGTCCTTGTGCACGATTGGCGTCCGTCAGGCTATTCTGCCCACTCCGGCAAGGTAAACCGCTATGAGCGCAGATGGAGATGCGTGAATCACCAAGTCAATGTGTGGTGGCGGAGATTTTTAGGATTACATGCTCGTTCTCTTCATGATGAGTTTGTTGATTTTCATCATGAGCACGAAGACGGAATAACACCGCAGCCGGATTGCAGATTGTATGCTGAGTATCGCTGAGGTGGCGATGAAACTGATCGACAAGATTGTCAGCCTGCCATTCTACGGCCTCGGGCGCCTGGTCGGGTCAGTGGTGCGGACATTGCGATTGATACGGGCGGCGCTGAGAGAAGGCTACGAAAACGGAGCACGCATTGCTTAACGTGATGGAGCGGATCATAAGCCGTGCAAAGCAGGATGACAGCGCACTCTATCGCCTGCACCCTGAGCTGCGTGATCGCATTCACCTGATCTCGATGACATCAGGTGAGCAGCCGGCTGACCAGGCGCTGGACTTCCGGTCGGCGTCCTCCACCTATGCCGGCCATGTGTGGGTGCACAAGGCGATCAAGGTCATTGACAACAACATCTCTGCATTGCCCATACGGGTTTTGGACCGCAGCGGCGACGAGCGGACAAGCCATCCGCTGACGATGCTGTTTTCTCACGTCAACGAGACTATGTCTCCTCCGATCTTATGGGGTCAGTGGGTGACCGACATGATGCTGGGCGGCGAGAGTGGTCTTGAGTTTGTTCGAGGGAGCAGGGGCGGATCGGTTGAGGTATGGCCCCGCCAGCCGTCGCAGATCACAGTGGTAACCGATGCGGACCGGAAGCGCTACTTTGGCGTGGCCGAGTACAAAATCAAGGTCGATGCGACTGACAAGGGTTTCGTCGTACCCCGTGAGGAATTCGTACATTTCAAGTTCTATAACCCTCTCAACCCCTGGAGAGGGCTCGCGCCCATCAATGCGGTGCGAATGGGCATCGTGATCGATACACTGGCGCAGGCCTGGAGCCGGATGTTCTTTGCCAACAGTGCTCGGCCTGACTACGCGCTCATCGCCCCGCAGGGTATCACGCCGTCTGAGCGTGAAGACATGGAAGCGAAGCTGGCCTCCAAATTCGGGGGAGTGGGTGGCTCACACAAGCCCATCATCCTGGAGGACGGCATCACTGACATCAAGACCTTTAGCTATGCGCCTAAGGACATGGAATGGATCAACCAGCGCGAGCTAGCTCGGGACGAGATCGGGGCCATCTTCGGCGTGCCTGACGAGATCATGGGCTACGGCAAGGACACCTACGAGAACCTCGGCAAAGCCATGACACTGTTGTGGACGCTGACGCTTGTTCCCCTCCTGGGCTTCAGAGACTGGACGCTCACCAAGCACTTCCAGCAGATCGGGCAGCTGCGCCCAGATGAGCGCCTGGCGACGGATACCAGCAATGTGAAGGAGCTGCAGGAAGACCTGACCGAGAAGCTCACTCAGGGCAAGCAGTTCTTCGAGATGGGCTACACGCCCGACCAGATCAACGAGCGCCTCGGTCTGGGCATGGAGCCGTCGCCGGTGAGTGCGCTGCCCTTCGCCGGCAGGCCTGTTCCTGGGCAGTTCGGCGCACCAGGTCAGGATAGCACGCCGGCCCGGGCCATGTGGCGCCAGGTAACCAAGGCGGCTGTGCCAGAGTACGGCTCTGCCGAGCACGTCGCTAGGCTGAAGGAAGTGGAAGATCGCCAGGAGCCGCACGTCGTCAATATGCGCAAGGAGCTAAAGAAGCAGCTCCAGCGCCAGCAGATCGACGTGGGCCGGTCGCTCCGGGACGGCAAGCAGCTCGGGCGCGGCAAGAACATCGACGACGACAAGCTAAAGCTGACCGTGGCTGAGTTCTTCAACGTGTCAGGCGAGGCCAAGAAGTTCATCGAGGCTTTCAGGGCCATCATCACCGCTATGTTCCAGGCCTCCGGAGATGCTGAGTTTGCCGGAACCGGTGCCGAGGGCTCGTTCGATATCGAGCAGAGCGGCGTGCAGGCGGCCATCGATAAGGTGCTCAAAGAGATGGCGCAGAAGGTTAACGATACAACCTACACCGAGCTGGTCGACCTGTTCCAGGAAGCTGAGGCTGCCGGCGAGAGCATTCCAGAAATGATGGAGCGGCTCTCTAGCTACTTCGAAGGCCGCAAGAGCGATGCCTCCACCGAGCGCATCGCCCGAACGACCATGACGGGCGCAGACAACAGCGCAGCCCTGGAGGCTTACGGGCAATCCGGAGTGGTAAGTGAAACGACCTGGCTATCAGCGCTGTCTGATACAACGAGAGACGCACACCGCGACGCGCACGGCCAGACGCGTAAGCTGGGAGAAAGCTTTGACGTTGGTGGCGAATCGCTGAGGTTCCCAGGCGACCCAACGGGAAGCGCGGGGAACATTATCAATTGTGTCTGTACTGTGCAGCCACAGGTGGAGTGAGGCATGAGCGACAACATCATCCATAAGCAAATTGTAGCGCCAGAGGTCAAGAGCCTGGACGACGGCAGTTATGACATCGTCATCAGTTCTGATGGCGTCGACCGGGACGGCGATGTGATCGAGCAGGACGGATGGGAGTTTGACAACTACTTACTCAACCCCGTGGTGCTGTTCGGACATGACTACCGCTCTGTGCCGATCGGGATGACCAACCGCCTGAGCCGCGAAGGAGGCAAGACGGTCGCCAACTTCACCTTCAGGCAGCCGGCCAACGACTTCGATCCGGTGCTGCCGGTCAAGTCGGCCTGGGATCAGGGCATGCTTCGGGCCGCCTCGGTTGGGTTCAAGCCCAAGGAAGCCGAGCCGCTCGACAAGGATGATGACGGCTGGTTTGCTCCACAGCGCTACATGAAGCAGGAGCTGCTGGAGTGGTCGATTGTGCCCATCCCGGCCAACCAGGAAGCGCTGCGGCGCGAATTCGAGGAATTCATCAAGTCCCTGGGTCTCCCAGGCGCGAGAAACTTACAGGAGGCTGCCGAGAACCGACGAGACAACCCGAACAATGCTGACACCAACGAACTCAACGAGGCAGTCATAGGCGGTCTCACAAGCCTAATCAACACGATCAAGATTTTGTACTCAAAGGAGTAACCAATGTCCGAAAAAGAAGATGCTCTGTTTCAGTCAATCGCGGAGCTGACCCAAACGGTGAAGGATCACCACGCGAGCGGCGACCAGGTCACCATCGATTACGAGAAGCTCGCGGCAGAAGTCGCCAAACAGCAGGCCGCACTCACGGCTCAGCAGGCTGAGAAGAACCAGCCCATTCGTCGCGGTGAGGAAGTCGGTCCGGATGGCGCACCTGCGCGAACGGTAAAGGGCAAGTACGAGGACGTCGATCCCATCGATTTGTATCTCTCGTACAAGCTGTGCAAGACCGTTCAGCAGTTCAGCCAGGGTTCTGGGCCGTCGAAGGATTTGGTCGATGCTGTCCAGAAGGCAATGACCTCCACTGGCGCGGCGACTGGCGACGAGCTGGTTCCGACCGACATGGCCGCCGGCTTGTGGGATGACATCTACGCCGCGACCAACATCGCGCAGCTGCTCACCCCGCAGGTGATGACCAGCGATCCGATGGACATCTCGCTGAGCCTGGGCGACGCGACGTTCCGCAAGGGTACGCAGAACACCGCGACAACCGCCAGCGATTTGGCGACGGCCAAGAGCATTCTGACCTCTACCGAGCTGGTGGCAGAGGTTGATTGGTCGTACACGTTGGACGAAGATGCCATCATCGCCATGATGCCGGGCGTCCGGGGAGTGCTCTCCCGTAATGGTGCGGAAGTCCTGGACAAGTTCGTCCTGAACGCTGACGCGACCAATGCCGCGACCGGCAACATCAACTTGGATGACGCAGATCCCGCCGACGACAGCTACTATCTGACCGATGGCCAGGATGGCCTCCGTCATCAGTGGCTGGTCGACAATACTGCTCAGCAGGTAGCCGGCGGCGGTGCAGCGATTTCCGATGCCATGCTGCGCAGTGCCTTCAAGTTGCTTGGAAAGTATTTCAAGGATGCCCAAAGCGATGTTGCCCTGGTCCCCGACTACACCACCTACCTGAAGGGCTTCCTGGCACTCACCAACGTGGTAACAGTCGACAAGTACGGGCCGCAAGCGACAGTTCTGACCGGGCAGCTGGGCAGCTACATGGGTGTACCGATCGTGCCGTCCGCTTTTCATCCGCTAGGTGAGGCAGACGGCAAGGTGAGCACGACTGCAGGCAACAACACGCTCGGATCTGTTACCTGCTTCAATCGCCGGATGTGGCGTTTGGGTCGGCGTCGTGATTTGTTGATCGAGGTTGCCCGGGACATCCAGAAGCGCCAGTTTATTCTGGTTACCAGCTTCCGTCCTGCCGTCGGCACCCGCGGCACTCGCAGCACCAACACGCACACCAGCGGAATTCTCAATATTCTGCTGACCTAACAACCAAGAATAGACGAATCGATGGGGAGGGGTTCGCTCCTCCCCATTAGCAAAGTGAGGTAAGTATGGCCAACGAATTCGACCGCCCGCATCCACTGGTGGCCTTTCTGTTTGTGATTGCCAATGTCGGCGCTGGCACCACCCCCGTCGATGGAAAACTGACTGGGGCGGGCATCAAGGGCGGCCCCATTGTCCCTGCCGGCTATAAGTTCGTGCCGGTGTTTATCGATGTCGAAACCAATGATGCACGTACGGCCGGCACGTCGACAATCAAAGTAACGGCTGATGGCACAGAGTTGGTGGGAGGACCGGAAGCCGTTATTGCTGCCGCGCCAAGCACTCTGGTGGATACCGGCATGGCTACCGGCGACGCCGACAGCGTGGCGGCCGGCGAAGAGATCGGGGTATCTGCTACCGGAGACGGAAGCTTCGCGCCCACGACAGCCGATGCGGATGTAGTGCTGTACGGCTACTTCCTGCCGGTGTAACCGGTTCAGCGCGAACCGCCCATAGAGAGGTGATACATGAGACTGATGAAGCTGTACGTTGATAAGAAGTATCGCAACCGAGAGGTTGAGTATACCGCCGGGAAGACCATCGAGGTCCCCGAGGACGAAGCAGAGTTCTTGCTCAAGGACGCGCCTGGATGCTTCGAGGTTGTTGAAGAGAAAGCAGAAAAGGCAGTCAAGGCGCCAGAGGTCAACAAGATGATCGACGAGTCCATCGAGGACAAAGGCAGTCAAGGCGCCAGAGGTAAGTAGTTGTGACGATCACAAACGGGTACTGCACGCTGGACGAGTTCAAGCATCGCCTGCTGATGACGGCTGATTATACTGCCGCGACTATCTCGTTCACGGCGGCCAGTAAGACGATTGCCGATACTGCCGCAGGCCTGCTCCGGTTTCGCGCCGGACGGCGCATCAAGATAACCGGCAGCGTTAGCAACAACGGCACCTACACTATAGCGACCGGCGACATGGCCGGCAGCATTATCGTGTCGGAGGCGCTACCGCTCAACGAGGCAGCTGGGGCATCGGTAAGCATCGTCGACGTGACCGACCTGGACGATGACGCGGAGATCGAGAAGGTGATCACTGCCATCTCCAGGGCCATTGACACAGTGTGCAAGCGGCGCTTCTATGCAGCAACAGAGACGCGCTACTTCACCGCCCAGCGTGCAGACCTGTTATTTGTAGATGATTTACTCAGCGTAACGACACTCAAGACAGACCAGGGGGGAGATCGGGTTTATGAAACGACCTGGGCGACGACGGATTATGACATGCTGCCGTCTAATGCGGCGCTGGCCGGAGAGCCGTATCTGCGAATCGCGCCGGCTCCTATGTCGTCCAAGCGGTTTCCTGCCCATGCTAAAGGCGTCGAGATTGCTGGCTCGTTCGGCTATGCCAGCTCCACGCCGGCGGTAATCAAAGAAGCGTGCTTGTTGTGGTCCATGCGAGTCTGGAAGCGGCGCGAGGCCATCTTTGGCGTAATAGGCACGACGGCGCTCGGGCAGATGACCATCAAGATACCGCCGCCAGATCCCGATGTTGCGCAGCTGCTGCCCAGGCCTAAGGGGGCCAGCCTGATATGAAAATCGAGATCAGGGGGCTTGACCGGCTGATCGCTAAGACCAGCGACAAGAAGCTGATCGGCCAGCCGCTAAAGCGGTTTCTCAACCGGTCAGCTGTCAAGATTGTGAGCAGGGGAAAAGAACAGGCGCCGGTCGATAGGGGATACCTGCGCAACAACATCGCCTTTAAGGTGGATAGCTCAGAGGTGCCGCAATGGGCCAAGGTTGGCTGCGATGTCAGCCACCGCGGGTTCCCCTACCCAAAGGCGCTCGACGAGAGCGACCGTTATCACTATCGAGGCGGCGGGGCGCTGGGGCAGAGTGGCAACAAAACACGGGGATGGTTTTCGGAGCGCTCGGTGCATGCCAGCCTGGAGGATATCAGGAGCTATGCCCGAGACGCGGAGAAGGAAATCAAGCAGGCATGGGATAGCTGATGGCAAACAATGTGAGCGGCGCGATTGAAGAAATTTATCAGACGTTGAGCCATGTGTCGGGGTTGCGCCCGACGCCGGCGGCGATGCCGACCAACGCGGCCTTTCCGTTCGCGGTGGTATATCCACAGAACAGCGTCTTCAAGCACGCGCCCGAAGGCGTGATGACGGGCCTGCACAACATCGTGATCGAGGTACACCTGGCGCTGGCTACTGACATCAGCAGAGCGGTGGAGGCTGTCACTGCCTTCAGCGACCCGGTAGCCAATGCGGTTTTTAAGGACTTGATCGACGGCGACTACACCGTCATCTGCACAAATGGGGAAATTACGTCTGAGTTTGTTTACTCGGACTGGAATGGTGTTCAAACTTTAGCCCTGCGCTTTGTCGTGCAAGCGGTCAAGGTGCAGGCTGATATAGCGTGAGGTGGCTATGTTGAAATGGATCGGTGACAAGAAAGGTATCGAGGGCATCTTCAGCATACCGGCCCGCGATCTGACAGACGACGAGGTTATTCGTTTCGGCGGTGAGCAATCGCTGCTGGATACTGGCTTGTACGAAAAGCCTGCTCAAGCCAAAGTCTCAAAAGCGGCAGAAAAGGAAGGTGAGTAATGCCAGGAGTACGCGCGTTATCAAGGACGCAGCTCGGTCTGGAAACCGTAAAAGGGACGCCTGTGGCGGCGACCGGGATCTGGCGTGGTCCTGTCGCTTTCCTGGAGGACGCTACAGAGGTTGTCCTGAGTAAAGAGGACGTTGCCATCATTGGAGGGACGGACCGCTCTCACATCCCCAAGTACGCCGGCAAGTGCAAGTTCCCGGAGACCGAAGCGACATTCGAGCAGTTGCCATACATTTTGTCAGCCGGTGTCAAAGACGTTGTTTCCGGATCAGCTGACGGCGTGGGCAGCGGCAAGATTTACGACTACCCGTTTGGCCTCACGGCCGTAAATTCGGTCAAGGCGTACACCATCGAAGGTTACGACGACCAGCAGGAGGAAGAAGCAGCCTTCGGCACGGTCGAAGCATTTGAGCTGAAACTCGAGGCAGGCAAGGCGTGGATGGTCTCCGCCGACTGGTTCTGCTACCGGCCTGGGCCATCCACCAAAACGACGCTGGCGTCACTGCCCACGGTTGAGGAGATCCTGACCCAAAAGACCAAGATCTACATCGATGCGGTGGGTGGCACGATCGGGACGACGCAAAAAACCAAGACGCTGCTGGCTGCCAATATCAAAGTCAAAACCGGCTTTGTCGCATACTGGACGGCCGACGGCTCTCTCGAGTTTTCTGACGTCAAGATGGGCAATGAGATCGGATGGGAGATCGAGGCGACGGTGACTTTCGAGCACGATGGGACGGCCGTTGCTGAGAAGGCAGCTTTTCAGGCTCAGACGGCGCGGCTCATGCGTCTCCAGGCCCAGGGCGCAGCCCTCGGCACACCTGGGACTTACACCTACAAGACTGCTCGCCTGGACCTGCCCGGCAAGTGGACAAAGTTCAGCATTATCGAGAGCAAAGACGGGAACGATACGGTGACCGGTACGTTCGTTTCGCGATACAACGTCACGGCGGCTCTCGGTCCCAGTATCCTGCTCGTGAATGAACTGGCGAGTTTGCCATGAAGATACACTTTCATATTTCACAAGAGCGGTTCGAGGAGCTGACGTGGGATGCCCAGATCGCCATGCAGGACTTTCAGCGCGGCGCAGAGGCTGATCTGAGAGGCTTGCGCGACATGCTCGCTCCGTTTATGCAAGACGAGGATGGTAAGTGGCTGGAATACGAACAGGCCATAGGCATTCTTGGCCGCATCAGGACTAAGGAAACAAAGCAAATGGTGGCTGATTTCAGCATGGCCTTGAAAGATTTCTCCATCCCAAAAGGGACCGGGAACAGCTCTACATCGCAGTCTGGCACGGCGGAAACGGACCAGCCTGGCTGATTGACTTGCTGGCGGCAGAGAGCTGGGGAAAGCCCCCCTGGGAGCTGTGGAGTGTGTTCCCCGATCAAGTGACATTTATGGAGCGCCTGCGCTGGCGCTATCGATGGCTAGAGTGGACGGATCAGCGAGCCAAAAAGAGGCTCAGTGACGCAGGGATAGAGTTCGATGTCTGAAAAGCTTGAGGTGATCATAACCGCTGACGATAGAGCCAGCGGGGTTGTCAAGGGCCTTACTGGTAGCCTGGGCGGCTTAGGCAAGATTGTCTCTGGCGGCCTTATGGCTGGCCTGGCTGTCGCTACTGCCGGAATAGTGGCATTGGGCGCCGGCACCTCATTTGCAGTCGGCGAGGCGATGGAGGCTCAGGCCGTCCAGGCGCAGCTGGGCGCTGTGCTGCGCTCGACCGGTGGAATCGCCGGCGTCTCTACCGACATGGCTAACGAGCTGGCCGAATCATATTCAAGGCTGACCGGCCAATCTGACGAGGCGATCCTGTCGTCAGAGAACCTGCTACTTACCTTCACCAACATCGGGAAGGACATCTTCCCAGAGGTCACATCGCTAACCCTGGACCTCGCCCAGGCGCTGAAGATGGATCTGGGCAGCGCGTCAATCATGCTCGGCAAGGCCATGAACGAGCCCGTGATGGGCGTTACCGCGCTGCGGAGGGCAGGCGTTCAGCTTAGTGAGCAGCAAGGAGAGCTGGTCGAGTCATTCATGGCGGTCGGCGACGTGGCCAGCGCTCAGACCATCATCCTGGAGGAGCTGCGACGCGAGGTGGGCGGGTCTGCTGAGGCATTTGGTAAAACATTCCCCGGCATGCTGCAAATATTCAAGAACGAGATCGACAATACCGGCGAGGCGGTGGGGATGATGTTCCTGCCGGTGCTTACCGATTTATTCGAAATGCTTTCCGGACCGCTGCTGTCCGCCATGCAATGGGTTAGGGATGCAGCAGCTGAGCTTGGCGAGCGCTACGCATTGTTTACCATGAACCTGGAAGCGGGCGTCAACCCGATCTCAGCTTTCCGTAATGCCATCATCGACCTTATTCCACCGTTCGCCCGTGAGGCGGTCAGTGGCCTATTTGATGCATTGCGCAACCTGGAGCTGAGCCTGGCGGCCACCGCTCCAGCTGCTGGCGGGTACGGCAAAACGATAGCGGATATGTTTATCAACCTGATGGTCAAGGACATTCCAAAAGCCATCGACCTGTCTGGCAAGGCGATCAATTGGCTCGCCAACATGTGGCGCGAGCATGGCCCGATGATCGTTAAGGTACTGGGCGAAATCGCGAAGTTTACCGCCGACGCGCTGTTTGTGAAACTGCCTGCAGCAGCGGAGGGTTTGGGCAGCGCGATGGGTTCGGTTGCACGGATATTTAACCAATCCATGCGTGGTATCACGACCGACAGTGGTCAGCACCTTACCGGGATTGCCGCCATGATGTACTCGGCCGGCCAGGCTATACCCGAGGGATTAGCCAAGGGTATCCAGTCTAATCCGCGCGCGGTAGAGCAGGCGATATCAGCCGTCATCGATGCCGCGCTCAGGGTGGTCAAGAGCAAACTGGGCATTTCTTCGCCGTCGGCGGTATTCGCACAGATCGGGCAGCAGTCAATGGCCGGCTACGCGATAGGCATTCAGCAGAACGCAGGCCTGCCGGCTGGGGCGGCGGCAATGGCCGCCCAGGGTACAGTAATGAGTTCTGACAGTTCATTCCATAACTACGGGACACTCAACTTTGACGTAAGAGAGAAGACCACGTTCTTCGATATCTTGCGGCAAGCCAGAACGATGGGCGGGGCTATCTAATGCAGCTGCACATCATTTCCTACAACGGTCACCTGTTGAATGATACCAGCTATGAGGCTTACTTCCCGCCCGGATCGGTGCTGTTGAGTGCGGAGGGGAAACCCCGTCTGGTAGAACGTGCTCATTTCGCTCCAAAATACACCTACAAGGGACGTTCTTCCAGGAATCTGCCGATACAGATTAAGTTGCTTGATACGGTTGGATCCCAGGTAGACACGATCAAGCATTGGTTTGATCCCTTCGACGATACCGGGCTGTACCAGCTGGTAGTGTGTGATGCCCTGAATTGGAATAGGCAGTGGTATCTGGAGGTTACTCCAATCTCCGTTCCCGCCTTGGATGGCCAGGTCATCACGGTCAATCTACTAGTACCCGATCCTATTTGGCGTAGCGTTTTACCCACCAATGATGTCTGGTCTATCACGGCGACGGGTCAAACACGGAATCTCGCTACCGGAGGGAACCAGGATGCCTACCCTACCTATTCATTGAAGCCCACCAGTACTAAATCTGCCGGCGGGACTGTTCGGTACCGCCGGTTTGCGGCTATTCGTAATCAGACGACCCGGCCATTTACCGATTGCCCGTACGATTTATTTAGCGCAGCCTGGGATACAGCAGCCCTCGTCGCAGCCGGCAAGATGCAGGCCGATGGCTCGGATGTCCATGTCTTGGTCGACGGCAAAGATGCCGACCATTGGTTTGTCGACTTGAACACTGACCACACTAAGCTGTGGTGCAATGTCAATCTCAAGGCCAAGATTGAGCTTACCGTCAGCGGTGGGTATGATGCGGACGATGAGATTATCACTCTCCAGAACACCACAGGCAACAAGGATGGTATATCCCGTTTGCCCGCGAGCGGCATTCTGTTATGGGGAACCGAGCGGGTGAGATTTACCAGTGTGGATGGCCTGTCCATCAGTGCCAAGAGGGGAACCTACGATAGCACCGCTGCTACTCACCTCGATGGCTCTACGATGTACTGGCTTGAGCACGAGATATGGGTTGTCTATGGCGACACCAGCTTAACCGATTACACGGTGTCTGATGCCAAAAAGCCAATCATCAATTTATCTACCAGCTCAAACACAAGTCTAATTTACGAGAATTACACCATATACGACGCGAGTAGTTCCCCACTTCCCAGAAGTGGTAGATGGTCATTTAGCTTTCTTGCTCCGTCCGCCGATCCGGTTGCCGATGCACACTGGCCCTACTACGAGTCTATGACCGTAACAAGCCCAAGTCTACAGTCGGACAGTTCTGGTAAAACATTCTCCGTGATGGGCTCTTACTTCTACGCCAATTCCGGCTCTTTCTATAAGACCGGTCTATATCAGTGGGGATTATATGACCCTGCCGGTATCACGCACATTTCGGCAGACGGGTACAAGCGCGTTGATTTTGGTCTTGCGTACTGGTGGAACACTGTTCAGTTTCAAGAATCAATCGATGGTGTGTTATGGGCATCCATTTTCTCTATTGCTGCGCCAGGATCGTTTGGCGTTAATACCGCATGGTCTCAAGTCGCGATAGCTTTAGCGAATCCATCACCATACATTCGACTCTACCTGTACGAGAGCGGCGATTCGTGGAATATTACGTTTGTCGATGTTGACAACACAACTATCACTAGAGATTCCAATGGCATCCCCGTGATCAGCTTGTCTGCAGAAACTCAGCCCTACATGTTTGACGCAACTCTTACCAATCTCAATACTGGTCATAGCATTTCGATAAGCGCGGCCATACCTATTAACGACACCCTGGAGATTGACACAGAGGAGCACACCATAACGCATGTTGAATGGGGCACAGCAGATGGCGCAACTGTACTGGAATCAACGATCAGGTGGGATGTTCTTAAACTCAGGAAAGGACCTAACACCTTACAGTACGACGAAGACAATGCTCAGGGAGTGACCCTTACGCTTAACTGGCGAGACAGGAACAGCTGATGGCCACACGGGTTTTTGTCTACTCCCCCACCGGCGTATATCTGGCGGAGATACTTTGCCATGCGGTTGTTTCGTGGAAGCTCAACACTATCTCTACCACGAAGGTCACTGTGCCCAAATCGGAGGAGTTAAACGATGCGATAATCAGGTATGGCAATCTGGTGAGGATTGTATGTGATCAAACTGGCGACTTTGGCGGGGTAATGATCACGCCAGTCGATTGGGACGTAGACAGCATCACCCTCACTGCCTACAGTGGTGACTGGCTATTGAGGAAGCGCAGGCCAAGCGGAGCCTCGATCGAGAGCGGCTACTATGGCACAGCCGGATCTATCTTCAGTCAGATGATTGCCGACGCGAATCTACTGACGCATACAGGTATCACCTTATACGAGTACGAAAGCGCCGGCGGATCATGGGCCGAGCCGGCCGATGCCGTACTTTACGACATCCTGCTGAGGATCTGCAAGCAGAGCGGTCAGGACTATGCCGTAGACCCATATCTTGACCCTGAGACCGGGCTATTCGGGTTCAGAGCATCGTGGTATCAGGCTAGGGGGACTACGCATAACTTCACCCTGAGAGAAGGTCGTCACCTGGCGGAACAGGGGGGCGTTGTCATGAGCGAGCAAGGAGAGGTTGTTAACGACTTACTTCTTCGCGGCTTCGATGGCAGAGCCGCTCCACTTACCCCAGCGTTCGACGCCAGCTCTCAATTCGAGTACACGTTACAGCAGGACTTCGTGACACAAAACACCCCGGTAGGTCTCGCGCCGGCAGAATTCGCGAAGGTGCTGATGTCGCCGCAGCTCTCGCCCCGGCGAACGTTTAACCTGGTCGTCGTCAATGAAGATAGCTGTTTCGATTATCTTGGCATTGGTGATGAGGTCGGCCTCAAAATGCTCAGGTATGGCTTTTCCGGCAGTGGACTTGGTCTTGAGACCAACGTCAGAGTGCTCGCCAGAGAGTTCGACGAAACGACAGGGAAGATGAGCCTGGTTGTAGATGAGGTATCGACATGACGCAAAACCAGCCGGCTGGGCTTTCTATCCAGGACAAGGCCATCCAGGACAACTACCTGGATCGGATTAAGACACTAGAGCAGGAAGTAGAAAAGCTGAAGTCTATGCTCATCGTGCTCTCGGATCGCATTACTGCGCTTGGTGGATGAGATGAAAAACATTACTGGCTGGCTCGTTCTTGTCGTTTTGTTCTCTACTGCGTGCCTGGTTGGCCTGGCGGATCGCGATCTGGAGACCCCGGCAGCTCCTGCGGGTGCGTCCCCTACTGCGCCTGCGACTGCCGAGTACCGCTGGAAAGAGGGCAGCAACGAGCCGTATTTGTATGCTGTTCCACTTGGCTACTTCACACCATACAACGAAGTGAGCATCTTTGAGTGGCCAGGGGCATCGGCGCCAGTGGTTGGTTTCCTTGGTATAGGCGAGCGCACGGGCTACACCTCGGAGTACCGCACGGCGGAAGGCGAAATCTGGTTATGCGTGAAGTGGACCGTAGACGATGAGATCGTGAGCTGGGAGTGCACTGGGTGGGTTCCCGCCAGCATGGGAGAAGTTGATCGCGATCGCGAGTATTCTCCCGAGCAAGATGATGCAAAGGAGCAGGAAGCATGACCCAGGAAAATCAAAATCTCACGATGTGGCAGGGCGAAGACAAGACGATTACGGTCAGCCTGGTCGATGGAGCTGGGGCGCCATATGGTTCTACGGCTGGTCTTACGTTCACGTGGAAGGTTGCGACCAGCGAGAATGCAGATGCCGCACTCCTTACAAAGAGCACGGGAAGTGGCATAACAAATGGTACCAGCCAGATCACCATTGCCATAGACGAAGCCGATACCGACGACATGACTGCCTATCTCAGATTACCGTAGGCGCTACCACGCTAAAAAGAGAGGAAACCAATGAGAACAATGCCACCGGCCTTAACGCCAAACGCAGTACCAACCGCGACGGTTATCGCCGCGGTTACAACCATCGGAGTCGGGCAGACTATTGATGTCGCAAGCGACACAGACGTGATCGTCCTGCAAGCGACGGCAGGAAACATCATCTATACGATCTGCAATGCTACCATCACCACTGTGCCGACGGCAACGCTCGGGCTGGTGCTGTACAGCGGCAGCCAGGAGGTGCTGCTCGAGATGGTTCCAGGCCTGGTTGTCAAGGTGCTGAATGCCTCCGCCGGAGCGACGGTGCAGCTCCAGCAGTTCAGGTACTTTGGTAAGAATACGTCTGTTTGACGCGAGGGGCACTATGAGGCCGTTTAGGACGTTTGGAAACTCAATAGCGAACAGGCTGCTCGGGCTGGCGGGGGGCGGGGTGGGCAACCCCGATCCTCTCTACACGTTCCAGCTTTTCGGAGATTCGCACATCGGTTCAATATCTCAAGCACGCCTGGATGCCGTAACGAATGACAAGCCAATCGCTCCGCTGTGTCTCGTTAGCGCGGGAGATATTACGGAAGACGGCACGGACTTGCAAGATGCCGCCGCGATTGCATGGCTGGCGAGCGTCAACGCTACATCATACGTCGTAAATGGCGGCCATGATGTGCAAATCCACACCCCAGCGCAATTCGCCACTGCGTATGGTATGTCAGGCCAAAACTGGACAATCGAGCTATCCAACTGTTTTGTTATTGGCGTTGGTATGGATTCCGCTGGCTCATCAACACTGTCTCAAACACAACTAGATTATCTAGACACTCAGTTGTCTGCTGCTGGCACGAAGCCATGTGTGATCGTTTGCCATGTTCCACTATTTTATAGTCATCGCAACACAGACCTGACACACTATCTCAGTTCTGATCAAACCAATTGGTACATTTTGCCAGACACCAACATACGCACCGTTCTGGCAAATTACGCCTGCGCTAAGGCATGGTTAAGTGGACACATCCACGCACCGTACACGAGTATAGATTTTGTTAAAAACGAGATGGTTGGCGATCACAACATTGCCATTATAGCGGGGTCGTCTCCGTTTTATACGGATATAGTAACAGGTGAGGCTGGTAGTCTGATCGTAACACAGTATGTAACCGTCACAAACAGTGGCATCGAAGTTCGCACACGCGATCACGGCAACAGGCGATGGTTAGCCTACTATAACATCCCATATGTTGTTGATACGCCGGTTTCACCATCGTTTAACATGCAGTTTAGCACAGAGGATGCAGCGCCAATATCTGTGTACACTCCTGCCGATGTCGGCGTGCTACAGTCCTATGTACCAAACGATCTGATTGAGATCGGCGGCGGACGCCTCGTAGCTAATGGTGCCAACGCCTCGCATCAATACTTTTTCTCGATACCGGTGATGTACCGTAAGTGTGGGCGTGCCTTACGTCTTGACTATCCGGTGCGGACAACCCCGGCCGATTGTACCATTCGATTACTGTACGGTAATAATACCTATCTTGGTTTGCAAACACAGGGAACCACGCAGGTACGTACTCACAACTTTTCTGGTAGTGTGGTGACTACTGACACCATAGGAGTAAGCGCGTTATGGTCGTTTTTACTAATCATGCAAACGACTGGCGGATTCATTTGTGCTAGAGATGAAGGGGATACAGCGAATGTTTGGAAACTGTTGTATGTGCGCAATGACGGTCAGGTGGCATTGCAACCCCGCCTACACCTACCGCTTGCATCAATGAATGTTGCTTTTGACAACTACAAGATAGAAGACCTGTCTGGCGCACTCACTACACAGTTTGGCATCGCCACGGGTAGAGTGGCGATCTCGTCCAACGGAGAGACACTTGCGGCAACAGCAGACGGCATCTTTGAGCATACCATCGTCGCCGCGACTGGCGTTACTCAGGAGTTTATGTTTAGGCGTGCAGATGATGATAATACGTGGATTATCAGAATGGATCAAGGTGCGTCTACTATCAAGGCATTTAGCAAGGTAGCTGGCTCCGAGACATCGCGCGGTAGCGCTGTGCAGGCATGGACAAACGGCACGCCGTACAGGATTGTTATTAGCGCACGCGGTAGCTTAATCCAGGTATGCGTTGCAGAGCAATATCGGTCGCTGTCAATCACAAGTACGATTATGGCAACCAATACAGGGTTAAAGGTCAGCCACGCTGGAACAGAGTTAGTAGCGTGGCCGGCGACGCTTACGATTGAGTAAGTTGTACCCGATAACTTGAATTATCACTGACTTTTTAGCGGGACTTGGGGAGGCGCAGACGGAAACATAGAGGCAATCATTATGGAAATAAATTTCACGGAATTGATGCAGTTAGGGGCAGGTGCTCTTGTGGTTGCAGCTCTCTTGGTCCTGGCCGCTATTCTGAGGGGCAAGGACGCCGCTTCTGCTGGCGTTATGCGTCTCAGTATGGAGGTCGTCACGGCGACGTTCAACACTGGCATAGCCACGCTCAAGGACGCGCAAGAGGGGCAGAGGCTGTTTTACCAAGCCAAAGTGGACGATCTATTCAAAGAGTTAGTAGCTGAGCGGCAGGAGCGCAAGGAAGAGGTGGTCAAGCTACAAAAGAGGATATCCGATCTGGAGTGCGAGGTCCAGGAGAAAGATAAGCGGATCGAAACGCTGGAGGAAGAGGTCGAAAACAAAGATAAGCGAGTGAAGGCGCTGGAGGCAGAGGTGGCGCGCTTGAATGGTCGCATGAACGGCAAACAGGACAAGAAGGCGATCAAAAGTGCTGCGAAGAAGTAGAATTCTCTTCGCCGTCTGGCTGGCGCTGTCTATCTCTATCCCCGCGCCCGAAGTGGCGAAGGGTGGGGTGATCGAGCCCGACCATGAACCGCTGGCGACGGTGGCATTCACGCCTGCCGAGGAGCGCTCCCTGGCTGCCCTCTGTTGGGTCGAGTGTCGTGGTACGCTCGACCAGCGCGCTGCATGCTGCACATCGGTGATTGATACCGTGATGACTCGCATTGAGCTGGGCATGATTACCGACTATACGGTGATCGGGACCATCAGGTATGGTTGCGGACCAGATACGCTGGCTTGTCAATTTCCAGCCTACACGACCCGCGGTTGCCTGGGTATCAAATCATCCTGCCCGTTTTATGATGAGCAAGGCATGGAATTATTCGGGATGATCGTTAAGTTATACGAAGAGCAGGCCATCAGGCCGACATGCGACGGCTATCTCTACTACGGGCTCAAATCGTTTGATCGTCCCGACTGCCGAATCGAGGCCAGTAATGGTTCTTGGAGCAACTTTCATGATGGATCGAGTACAAAGTATGACAATTAGCAAAAGCAGGCTAGGTTTCGTGCTGGGAGATAGCCAGCAGGCCGTCGACATGATCATTGCCTCCGGCGCTTACCCGGCGCTCACGGTCATCCACAACAGCGTTAAGCACACCATCCAGTTGCACGAGCATCTTGGTGATGACTGCATCATTGTGCTGCGCATGATCGGTTCAGAACCCATCATCGATGGAGGTATAGCGGCGGGCAGGAGGCCGGAGGAGATCGGCTTCGATTGGTTCGAGGCCACCCGGTCAGCTATGGCAGCGGCCCCATTCGCCTACTTCCAGGTCGGAGGGCCTGGATTCAAGAGCGATGACTGGGTCTATTCGGACTACTACGCTGACATCATCGAGTTTGCCATGCTTTTAATGCACCAGGCTGGATATAAGGGCGCTGTGCTTTGCTTCTACGAGGGCAACCCGCACACCTTGTCGGACGGCAGCGGCGTTGACGGATGGGCTCCATACCGGGGCGTAATCAATCGCGCCGCTCAGTATGGCTTCATCCTCGGCGCGCAGGGCTACTTTGTTGATGGCAATATGGATATGACCGACGACTGGCACAACTTCCGGTGGCTGCGAGTGTTACGCGACTATCCCGGCATGTTCCCGCCAGGCACCAAGATCGGGAAGATGGAGGCCGGCATCGATCTACGCAACGGTCTGGGCTGGAGGTCGTCAGGGTGTGGCGCGGATGGCTATGCCGCTGGTATGGAAAAGGAAGACGACGTATGGATAAAAACGCCATTGCCACGCGGCGTGGAGTTTGTTGGGTTTGCCATATTTGCGCTCCATGATTACAAGGGGAAAGATACATGCTGGCCAGACTTCAACTACTGGGAAATCTTTCCGCGCCTACTCGCACATATCAAGTCGCTACAAGCTTATGAAACACCGCCAGATGAGGAAACAATGCCCACAATACCACCCTACACTATCGCGATCAAGACTCGTAGCACAACGGGCCAGAATATCCGCGCCCATCACAGCCTAAACGCGCCTATCGTCGGCGATCTAGACTTTGGCGAAGTGGCCTACATCCACACTGATGAGGCAGATTGCCTCGGCCAGGTTAAGACCTGGTGCTATATCAGAACGCTCGATGGCCAAGAGGGCTGGGCTGGCGCCTGGCTGCTGATGGCCGCGTAAATCGGGAGGGCTGTCAAAAGCTCTCACAACTATTCACGAGGAGAAAAACTCATGGAAGCACTACAATTTATCGATGCCGTTTTGTCGCTGTTCCCTGTCGTGGCTGCTGCCGGCCTGCTGATCGCGGCGGCTGTCAACCTGGTCAAGCTCATCAACAGGCTTAGGCCGGGCACCATCGCAGACGGCACAGCCGGGCTCGTCTCGCTGATCGTCAACGCAGCGGCCTGGATCTTTCTGTGGTTTGCCGGACCGCGGCTCGGTGACGGCGAGGCCGTGCAGTTACTCGCAGACATCGGCCAGGCTGCCACGCTCGTGGTCGTGTTGCTTACATCACTGCTGGCAAGCAAGATCGGGCACCTGGTCATGGGTTGGTTGGGCCTCTCTGTTCACCTGGGCCCCAACGGCAACACGGATCTGGGTTACACTGGCCGTATTGAGCGCGTGCCGACCATCGATCGCATCCTGGAGGACCTGGCCGTCCAGGGAGATGGTGTGAGAGAGCTGCCCAGAGCGGCGTAGATAACTAATAGCAAGCCGTAGAGCACCCCCTTGATTGGGGGTGTTCTGTTTTGCTGCATGCGACTATGTTGGAATTGTCAATGTGGCGCGATACGTACTAATATCACTGCCTCATTGCCAAAGCGAAGAATTTGACGTATTTGACGTTACACTATAACCGAATATGGCTACTCGCCGTCTGTGACATCAAAAAGGTTAACATCGGGGCGTTGGACCGGCGGGGGTGATGGCTTGTTACAGTTTTCTGTGGGCGCGATGTCAAGAGTTTGCTATCACTCCTCCGATTCGCGCCTCAGCTCCTCGAAGGTATCCGCGACGCGGTTCATCAGCTCGTAGAGCAGGCGGCGGGTCCGGCCCGGGTGAGTGGCCAGGCGGTCGCTGAGCATGACGGCCTGGGGGTCAACGCCATAGTAGTCTGCCGGCTTCATAGTCTTTGCCTCGATGAGCCTGTCGGCGATCTGCCGGGCAGCGATACCGGGGATGTAGCGGGAGATAGCGGTAGCCAGCGCTTCGAGGGTCGAGTTCCAGGGATTGCGGGTGTCACCCCGCTCGATCAGGCTGATGTTACTCTGCTCCACCTGGCTCTCCATGGCCAACTGACGCTGCGACAGTCCGGCCCGGCGCCTATAATGTCGTAACAACTGGCCGAGCCGTGGCAGCTCCTCAAAGGCATCTTCATCGCTGCCCGGAACCACCTCGCCTTCGATGTAATCGCTCATAGCGATATGATAGCATGGGCCAGACAGATCCGGAAGTCATGCGACCCGCAGCTGCGGCGCCTCCAGGTATTGCAGCTCGACCATGATGCGCAGCTGCTCTGCCGTCGCCGCACCGCGATAGGATAAGATAAACAAGGCGTGGAACAGCACCTCGATGAGCGCCTGATCGGATAGTGTGTTTGCGTGGTCGACGGTTGACTGGATGTCCATGTGCTTCTCCCGTAAGTCATTCTAGCACATGTTTTCTGATTGCGTTCTGTTTTTCGTAGAACAGTTCACCAATTTTTGGTACGAAGTTGGTTAAGGAGAAGTTTGTTCGACGTCCGTCTTGTTTTCGCGCTCGGCCAAACGCAGTACGTGTGCCAAGATTTCTGCCTGCTCCGCATCGGTGAGCATTGAGAGAGCCTCGATGAGCTTGGACAGCAGCCATGAGCGATCGTGGAGCCTGATCTCAGTCAGGCCGGCAGCTTGCCGGAAGACTTCTTCGGGCGGCAGGTTGATAGCCCTGGCGATTGCCATGAGTGTTTTCTGATGGGCAACACGCCCTTCGTAAATGCGCCTGAGAGTTTGCGACTCGATCCCCAGTCGGCGCGCAAATCCTCGCTCGCTCTCGCCGTCCTGCCGAAAAGCGTTTAGCCACCTCGCGAAGTCAGTCGTAGGTTTCATCACTTTGCCCCAGGGGAAGATTGTAACATCGGATTATGGGTTTGGGTATTGCATAATACAAACGACCTATGATATACTGATGAGTGGTGAATTAGTTTACCAACCGGAGACAGCATGGACAGACAAGATGAACACATAGGTGTGTTGCTCACGCAAGAGCAGCACGAAAAGCTGGAAGACCTGAAATCCCTTCGGCGCGGACGTGCTGCCTCAAAGAGCGCTATTATCCGCGAGATGCTAGATTATTTTTTTGCTATGCCTGGTGAAGAAGTTTACCAAATCCTAAATATTCGTACCGGCGGTCAGCAATGACCATCACCCCCCGACACCCCCAGACCCGCACAGCACTAGCTCAGGCCCAGCGCCTGGCCGATCTCTTCTGCCCCATCACTGAGGCTCAGCACGCAGCCCACAGGCGTCTCGCGGTCGCTATCGCCTCCGGCAACCTGTACCGCGTCGTTGATGCCATCAAGGCAGCGCGAACGATTGGGCGCCGCGGTCTCTCAACGCTTGACTGGCGTGAGTGGAGCGGAGCCTGGCTCGACCGCGCCGACCGCGTCATCCTGGCAGAGATCGGACTGGAGCGTGCGGCATGAAGCCAAAGAAGACGCGAGCAGAGAAGTCAAACATGCTTAGTAGGTATCCGGGGCGTGGCGAGAAGGCAGAAAAGAAGCAGGCGAAGAAGCGAAAGATTGCTGAGGCCAGCCGCCGGCGCAACCGGCACTGAGCGGCCTGTATGGTTGGCGGTCACCCGAGAAACCGCCGGTAGTGAGGCTGGCCTGATCGAGCCGGTATCAGCCGAAAGCCAACACAGCAAACCCGGCCTCGGGGTAACGGTTCAGCGCTCGTTAGCGCGTGGGTTCAAATCCTGCAACCCCGACTGGGAGCCCCTAAGGTTCCATCTCGACTCTCCTCCTGGTGAAGCCGGAGCTGTTGCGGATCAGCTCCGGCCCACCGGCGAGCAATCAACTGCCGGACGGGGGTCTCGGCAAGAGAGAGTTGATTGCTCGCCGGTGGGTATCGACCTACTACCGCGGGAGGCGGCCCCCACCGCTGCCTCGAAACACTCAATCTGTTGAAGTGCATGGCACTGTGCGCGGGTAAAGATCATGGTTTCGGAGAACAGGCAGGGGGCCGAGTGCCAGGCCCCAAAAATCCCAGGAGATGACATTGGTAACCTATCTAATCGACAGTAAGGCAGCGATAGCAAAGTCGCAGCAAATCACGCAGGCAATCGATGACGGCCTGCTCCCCAAGCCCCCGACGACAGGCACCAGGATCTACAAGTGCGATCGCTGTGATGCCAAGACTCCGCTGACGGTTCCATCGAGGTACGCCAAAGGCCGCGTGTGCGCTGACTGCGCTGCGATGCTGGAGTGGATCAGCGTCAAGATGCTGATCAATGGCAAGGCGGTGCATATCAGTGAGCCACCCACAATTGGCTACGACCCAACCTGCGGGGTGCAGCCACGCCAGCGATTTGCGCTCGAGCTGTTGCTTGAGACGTTTTCCGTATGCGTCGAGTTGGAGCTGGAGACCATAAATAAGGGCTATTCACTTGAGCACATGACCCGCCGTTATATCGAGTGTGAAGGGTTCAACAGCGCTGCCCACATCTACCTGGCAGCGGTCGGTAATTGCGGGCTCGGCAGCAAGACCAACAGCTACACCAACATCGATATGGCCTGGCACGCAACAGTGGCCTATGACTACTATGCCCGCCGTCGTTATCCCGTCAAGTTTACCGTCGAACGCCCGCCGGATGCCCCCCATCCTTCACCAGCGCCCCGCAGTGATGCGCAGCAGCCAGAGCCTGTAGTTCTACCCCAACAGCTCCAATCGAAGGAAGACATCCTGGAGGCCATAGCAATGAGCAAAGTTGACCGGAGCCAGGAAAGACTAACCGAATTGTACGAAGCGGTGATCTTCGGCGTAGAGCACTATGAAAAAGAAGAAGCCCGGACAATCTTCGACGGCTTCTTCCTGCGAGCATCGCCAAGCGGGGTGTTCGTCCACCTGGCACACACGGAACACCCGAACCACATCACCGTCGGTATGACTGACATGCTTACCAATAAGATGGAGTTCTGCTCCAGTCGTGGCGAGCTGAAGGACTTCGCCCACCGCGTCGTTGCAGGCATGGCTCCGTCGACCAATACTCATCTTCCTGGCATTCTCATGCAGCAACCTATCCCGGATGATGCGAAGCAAGGGCCGCTCCGGAGCGGCAACAACCAGCATGCTGAAGTGGCGCCCGACGAGCTGCCCCTGTTTGCTAGGGATAACCCGGAGCCGGCGGCATGAGCAACGACCTTGCCGCCTACGGCTATACCGAAGCCACTCTCGCCCCCAGCCTGCACCATTGCTCCGACAACCTTGTCGACGCGGTGATAGAGCCGCCAGACGTCATTCTCATGTGCTACACATGCCGTACCTACTGGCATACCGGTCTACGACAGACGAGTGCATACAAATCACTGACGACAGTCATCAACGAAGCAGATAAGCGCTATCCAAAAAGAAAGAGGCGCCACATGAGCCATGCAGCACTCAGCCAAATTGTTGAGTTGTGCAACATTACAGACATCCTGGGCTGCGGGGGCGAGATCAAGGTCGTATTCAATCGCCATCAATTCACGCTGGTTCAGGACGGACCGGCAGTGGTGGCCAGCGTCGACGGCGAGCAGTGCAGGTTTGTCGGCATAACTGAAAGAGAAATCAAGAGCGAGTTGTATGCCTGGTTGCCGGGCGCATGGCGCTAGAGGAGGCTTCTATGCTTAGTCCAGTCGGAACGC